AGTTTTAAAAAAGAACTACTAACAGCAACACATAATTTTGCAACAAATGGTAATGCTTTTAAACTTGCTCTATACACAAGCTCTGCAACATTAGGAGCGACTACAACTGCATTTACAACTACTGGACAAGCAAGTGGTACAAATTATACTTCAGGCGGTTCTGCACTAACTAAAGTAGCACCAACAAGTTCTGGTACTACAGGTTTTACTGATTTTGCAGACTTAACCTTTGGTACAGCCACTATTACAGCAAGAGGTTGTATGATCTATAACGATACAAACGGCGACAAGTCAGTAGCAACTATAGATTTTGGTGGAGATAAAACTTCAACCGCAGGTGACTTTACTGTAGTTTTTCCAGCAGCAGCAGCCAGTACAGCTATTATAAGAATAGCTTAACCTAGCCTACTATGGCTAATATTACTGGTTGGGGTCGAGGTGCCTGGGATGAGGGTCCTTGGGGCGAACCAATACCAGTTACTCTTACAGGATTAGCAG